CGCTGGGCGAGGACTGCGACCTGACGATTGCGTGGATGGCTGGCGCGGCGAGATCGAAGGATCGGATCATGGAACTGGAGGCCAAGCTGGCGAAGGCGGTGAATGTCATTGATTGGGCTTTGATTGCTTGGGATGAACACGACAAATACGGACACAACATGCAAGGCGATTGGGTTTCTGATGCCCGCACCACCCTCGCAGAACTGACAGGAGCAAGGATGACTGACGAGGAAATGATCACGCGACTGCGCGGAAACATCACTCTGAGCAAGGAGGGCGCATGTGTCACCTTACTGTTTACAGACCCGCCAAAGGAGTTGGGCAACTGCGAGACGTATGGCTTCTGTGAAGAAGTTGCCGACCGCATCGAAGCCCAAGACGCCGAGATCGAGAGGCTGCGGGATGCTTTAAAGAAGGCGGAGGCACAGCCGCTGGTCCTTGAGTCTGTAGCGAGGGGACCAAGGGAAGGGGAGAGTATGACTAGTTGGATAAAATATCACATGAAAGAAGCACGCGCCGCACTCGCAGAACTGACAGGAGGCAAGGATGAGTGATGATCTGGTGAAGCGCATCAAAGATCGTGGCGATTGGCTTGTTGATGCCGTGGCGACTGCGACCCAAAACAGGATGTTCCTTCGTGGCGAACCTGAGTGCGATGACGTGGCGTGTGACGCAATTCGCATGAACGGTGAAAAAGCCATGAGCCAAATTGCAAAACCACTGGCCGACCGCATCGAAGCCCTCACCGAGCAGCTTGCCGCCGCACGACGTGACGCCGAAGAGGCCGAGGCTTATGCGGAGGAGTTGGAGGCCAAGCTGGAGAAGCTGATCGGCGGCGCTGAGACAGTGCTCGAAGCGTGGGACAGTGGCAACGAAGCATCATTCCGCGAGGCCATCGAGGAGATGCGCGCGGATGTAGAGGAGGCGAAGAAGCAATGAACGACATCACGATCCAAGCCGATACGGTTGGCATCAATCTTGTTGGTCTTACCAATGATGGCATGGTCCATATGGGTTGTATCCCTTGGCAAGAGGTCTACGATCATCTGAAATACTATCAGTTCAAGGACAAGGTGTTGAATGACATCCTTGAGGTCTGAGATCAACCATCAACCATGCCCGTTCACAGATTGCGGGTCATCTGATGCCTTTGCCTATAACGGAGAGAAGGGCGTAGGGTTCTGTCATTCCTGCGGTAGAGGCTATCCCCACAAGGGAATGAAGACCTTTGAGTGGTCACAAAAGGAGTATCCATTGATGGATCAGAAGGCACCACTGAGACTTGTCAACGAAACCCCTGAGGTGGAAAATGGAGAAGAAATCACCCCCGATGGCTACAGAGGGATCACCAGAAGGACTAGAGAGTTTTATCGCTCGACGGGGATCATCCGTGAAGGAGACCTCTCAACCATCCTTTACCGTTACCCCAACGGATCAACCAAGTATCGTAATCTACCAAAGACCTTTAGCACGAGTGCTGGCTTCAAGTCTGATACTCTCTTCGGTATGGACAGGTTTCCTGCTGGCTCTGCTCAAGCCGTAACGATCACCGAGGGCGAAGAAGATGCGATGGCAGCATACCAGATGCACGGGTCCAAGTATCCTGTTGTATCTCTTCCCTCTGCCACCCCTTCGAGGAAATTGCTGGAAAACTGCAAGGACTGGTTGGCCTCCTTCGACAAGATTTACCTCTCCGTGGACACTGACAACAAGGCTGAGAACTTCGCTCTGGCCCTGTTGAACCTCTTTCCGGGGAAGGTCTACAAGGTGCCTCATGGCAACTACAAGGACGCCAATGAGTTCCTCATGGCAGGCAAGCAGAGGGAGTATGTGTCGGCATGGTGGGCTTCCAAGATATACACCCCTCACAACATCTATGCCACCACAGATGACTTCCTAGGGCTTCTGAGAGACACTCCTGACCACGCCTATATTCCTACGGGGATCGAGGCTCTGGACGACAAGATACTCGGCCTGATGCAAGGACACTTCACTGTCATCAAAGCACCTACCGGGATCGGTAAGTCCGAGTTCATGCGGTATCTGGAATACAACCTCGTGGCTAACTATCCGACTGTCCCCTTCGCTGTCTGGCACCTTGAAGAGACCAAGCTGAGAAGTCTCCTCGGGATCGTATCCTATGTGTTACAAAATAACGTAACTCGTAAAGACCTGATCCAAGAGAAGGGCAAGACCTCTGAGGTGGAAAAGGCCATCGAGGGGATCACGAAGTCAGGCTACATGCAGTTCCATCTCAGGGAAGAGGATGGGGCAGAGGAACTGGTCAACCAGATCAGGATACTCAGTCAAATCTATGGCTGCAAATACGTCTTCTTTGAGCCTATCCAAGATGTCATCACCGTGTCTGATGACAAGCAGAAGGAAGCCGTTCTTGCTGATCTGTCTGTAAGGCTGTCCAAACTAGCTGCTGATCTTGCCATCGGGATTGTCACAATCGCTCATACCAACGAGAACGGAGACCCGAAGTATTGCAAGATGATCGGTCAGAGGGCTTCTGTCATCATCAACTTGGAGCGTGACAAGGAAGCCGCTGACATGATAGATCGCAACACAACCAAGATCACTGTCCAGAAGAACAGACCTTGTGGCCTAGAAGGTGCGGCAGGGGAGTTGTTATTCGATCTGGATACCTTCACCCTGAGCGAGAAAAGGACCGTGTTCTGATGGTGGAGTTTGACAAATGGGTTGTTGAGCCTTATGGACATGACTACAACCCCAGAATCTTCGAGATACAACATGATCTTAGAATGGCAGAAGGAAAGACCCTACGAGACTGGCTTGAAGAAGCCTATACTGCTGGCTACCTTGAAGGCCAACGATCCTTGCGATGATGTGACACACTGGATAGGGAGTGTATGATGCCCGTGTTCGACATAGAGACCGATAACCTGCTTGAAGATGCCACCCTCATCCATGTTGTATCCTATTCGACATCGGATGGCGTCAAGAGTATCACTGACTATGACGAAATGAGGGAATGGTTTCTGTGTCAAGATGTCCTGATCGGGCATAATATCTATCGCTTCGACATCCCTGTGGTGGAAAAGCTGCTAGGCATCAAGATCAGGGCCAAGCTGATCGACACTCTGGCGTTGTCTTGGTATCTCAACTTTGACCGGACACGGCATGGTCTCGAATGGTATGGGGTGGATTACGGCATACCCAAGCCAAAGATCGACGATTGGAAGACCCTCTCCATCGAGGAGTATTGCCATCGGTGTGAAGAGGATGTGAAGATCAACCTGAGGCTATGGGAAGACCTACATCGCAAATTGTCTATCCTCTATCCTGAGGAGGCCGACAAGGATCGCTTCATGTCCTACCTCATGTTCAAGATGGAGTGCGCCGCAGAGCAAGAACGTATCGGTTGGAGGCTTGACGTAGAGAAGGCACAAGGGCACTACGATGAATTGCTAAGGCTCAAGTCTGAGAAGGAAGCAGAACTGATTAATGCCATGCCAAAGGTTCCTGTCTACAAGGAATACGTCAAGCCGAAGATCATGTTCAAGAAGGATGGTGGTCTGTCTTCCTTGGGCAAGGCTTGGCTTGATCGTCTGGTAGATGCCAAGATGCCACATGACACCAAAGGCCCTATCAGGGTTCTGGATCACCATGAGGATGGGAACCCTAATAGCCCTGAGCAGGTCAAGCAGTGGCTCTATGGGCTAGGATGGGAGCCTCAGACGTTCAAATATGTCAAGGATGATGGTGGCTCTGAGAGGGCTATCCCTCAAGTGCATGACGATGGAGACCTATGCGAGTCTGTCAAGGAACTCATCGAGAAAGACCCTGCCATCGAAGTCCTTGAGGGTCTCAGTGTCATCAACCATCGTCTTGGTATCTTCAAGTCGTTCTTGGAATGTCATCGTAATGGGTGGGTAAAGGCTCAGATCAATGGCCTGACCAATACGATGCGCTTCAAGCACTCCAAACCTCTGGTCAATCTTCCGGGTGTCCATCAGCCTTGGGGCAAGGAGATCAGAGGGTGCCTGATAGCCCCTGATGACAATCATGTGCTTGTGGGCACCGACATGGTAAGTCTGGAGGACAATACCAAGCGTCACTACATGCAGCCTCTGGACCCCAAATACGTTGAGGAGATGAGCCAAGAGGGTTTCGATCCTCACCTGAACCTTGCTCTGTTTGCTGGACAGATAACAGGAGATGAATATGAGTTCTATAAATGGTATCATTCGGATCAGAAATCCTAACAAAAAACATTCAAACATGTCTGCCAGTCCTAAGAAATACCCTCAAAAATCCTTCAAAGCTAAGTTGTGTAAAGTCTGCGATCAAATTTTTAACCCAAGAGGTCCTAGTCACCACTATTGTTCTCAAAATTGTGCTGATTGGGCAAACACAGACAACTATTACAAAAACAGCTACGGGGTTGGTCTAGATGTTGTTGAAAAACTATACCACAAACAAGGAGGCTTGTGTGCCATCTGTAAACAAGTGGGATTCAAAATGCTTGAAAACCATAGGACGAGTCTTAGCTTAGACCACTGTCATGCAACTGGTAAGATAAGAGGGCTTTTGTGTCATAGTTGTAATCAAGGTCTTGGACTATTTAAGGACGACCCACAAAACTTAGAAGCTGCTGCTGTGTATCTGAGGGAGAACAAATGAACCTTGAGCAGATGAAAAATCTTCCAAAAGAAGAGCAAGAAAAGATCATCAAGAGGCTAAAAGATGTAAGGAAATCTTACAAGATGGTTAACTACAGCGCAACTTATGGAGTAGGTGCGGCTAAGTTAGCCCGATCCTCTGGACTTTCACCAGCAAAAGCGAAAGAATTGCTTGAGGCTTACTGGAAGCGGAACTGGGCAATCAAGCGTGTGTCCGAGACGCAGAAGATCAAGGTGACTGGCCCTTACATGTGGCTCAAGAACCCTGTCTCTGGCTTCTGGCATAATCTTCGAGCAGAGAAAGATACGTTCAGCACACTCAATCAGTCTACAGGTGTGTTCTGCTTCGATACTTGGGTCGCTTT